CTTCCCGGCTGGTATTTAAAATTGAGCGTGTAGCCGGCATAGAACATGCGGTTCTTGAGCCATTCCTCTGAAATGAAACGCTGCCCGAACTTCGCATGCCCTGGCCCCCAGGAATCTTCCATAACGAGGTATTTCTTGCCTCCAACAAGTACATTATCGACCACTGCTGTACCGTGTCCGCATGTGCGCTGTGATGTCGGTTTTACGGTAGGGAAGTCTGTCCATTCGTCATAATCGAATCGATGGCCGGTGAGTACACCTTTGCCCATGGTTGTAATCGATGCGATTGCGTCTATGTCGAGTGGAAGCTCTACGCGTCCTGCCGACTTGTATCGGAGTGCGATCGCGTCTGTCTCCGGTGTGATGTCGCTCTTGTCGTTCTGTGCGACTTCTCCACGATTCTCTGACGGCACGAGTGATTCGAGTGTCGCACCGTGCTTGCGCGCGATGTCGAGGGCTTCAGGCAAGTACATGCCTTCACCCTGGTTTGTGCGGCGAATGTAAATATCGCGGGGGGATAGGTGCACAAATTCGCGTCCCTCGTATACCTCATCGATGCCGAGAATCTTCGCAACAGCGAACGCTACGCATGCGCTCGATCCGTCCTGATTAAAAATAGGGAATTTGCGCGGTTCGCGCTCTGTCCACACCGGTGCTGATGCAAAGAATAGCTCCTCGTGTTTGAATGACGTCTCTTTTTCTTGTGCGTCTCGGATTGGGTCATCCACGATTCCATTGTATTCTGTGTACTTGTTTTCCATAAATTTTTGCGCTTAGTTAGTGCTTTTAGTTAATTAGTATAGTTAGGGTGTCAAATTGAAACTGGTGGGGGTGTCAAATTGAAACGTGGGTAGTGTCAATTTGGTACTGGTTGTTTTTTATTAAATCCGTTGTATTCTAGTGTCCGACCTGAATAATGAGTGAAAGCAAGCCACCTACTACTACCGCAATCATGAGCCAGTTTACTTTTTGTAAAGTTTTCTTGATTGGGTCAAAGTCGTTCTTGTCCACCTTTGCATCGAGGAGTGCTTTTGTATTTTTCTGCATTTCAATGATAAGATTTTCTATCTTTTCGAGTTCATCTTTTCGTGCAAAATTTCTCTCAAAAACAACAATTGCGGCTTCTATTTTTACGACGGATGTTTTCATGTATTCGATGTCTCGTTGGATGAGTGCGATCGATACGTCGTGAGTCTGTTCTTTTTTTAGAATTTCATCTTGTTGCATGTTATACTTCGACTTTCATTCTTGTTGTTGATAGGGATCGACCGACAGGTATTATTCCAACTGTGCTTATTTCTCCTGTGTTTGTATATGTATCTTTCAAGAAGTATTTAGTGAAAGCAGTCAGTCCTGTTGTTGTATATAATTTATCATAAATTATTGCTGAAGCCGGGGCAGTTACTGTTGCTTTTACGAATCCGTCGAATGGTGTCGGCAATCTCCAAGTTTTAATTGTTGATCCGTTGGAAACAAAAACAATTTCATCATTTAAGTTTTGATACCAATCGTTCCAGTGTGCGGGATAATCAGAAACAGCACCACCCTGGAATGCAAATATTTTACCTTTTTGGAAATAAAGGGCTCCTGTTAGTGTTGCGCCTGATTCAGTTTGTGGAATACCATTTATTATAAACCCACTTTCTCCACCATACAAAGGTAAAGCTCTTGAAGTATTGTCCCCTCCTAGTTTTACTGTTGTATGTTGGAATACTTGGTTACATCCTGACTGTGATATTTCAAGGACTGTTTTTGTGTTAACATACCCAGTCGCATTATTGCTTGTTGCATATCCAAAATATCCTTTTCCATCATGTCCTACTAGGTATGGAGCATACTGTGAATACACAGAAGCGACACTTGCACCGGTTTGTGATTCCAGGTTGATTGTTTTATTGTTATTAGACGTCGTACCGCCCGCTATAACATTTATATAATTGAAGTTTATTTGACGCTGCCCTGCTGCATCAGCAGTACAGAATAGACCATATGCAATGCCTTGTGTATAACATACGTTTGTCCATGTTGCTACCGCATAGTACGCACCAGACACAATGTTGTAACTTGTTGTATATGTCACAGTCACTGAGTTTGACGCAACTGCAAGGTATGAAAGGACGCAAGAAATAGTACCTGAGTTTCCGTTTAATGCGGTATCGTCTTGGTAACCAAATACGACGGTCCCGTTTGATTCTCCAGGTATTGCCTCCAATCCATAACAATAAGTCGGTGAACCTGTATAAGCTGTGTCGGTCCCCATTGTTATGGTTCCACCGGATATACTTCCTGTTCTGAAACGTAGCGAATCGTTCGTTGTATTTGTATAAAAAACAATAAAAGTGGTATCCGTCATTCTACACATTGTTGCTTTTTGAAGCGTTGTGCTTGATCCACCGAACGTTGTTGATACGGTTTGCGTTGCTACTGCCGTTGTTGGTGCAGTGCGATCAAATACTGCAATAGACAACGTATTTCCTCCGTTGTCATACAAACACATAAACTGCGTGTCACTCAATTTTGCAGATTTATATGTACTGATTGTTGTAGGTTGTGTGAATGTTGTCGCCGATGTTATTTCCTTATATCCATGAGATTTATACAAAGACCCGTCTTTTGTATTAACATACGCAGCATCACCTGCACTTAGGTTTTCGCCACTTGGGTAGTCAAGCTCTATTTCATCCCATAATTCTTGGAAGTTCGCATTTACTTGTGAAGCAAGTATATCGTTTCCTGCTACAAATATGTTTGTTGCTGTCATGTTTATTTTTTATTATTAGATTCTTCCAATTCCTCGACCTTTTCGTCAATCTCCAAGTCCTCATCATCTTTCAAGTCCTCGTCTTTCTTCAGCGGCATGTTTTTGATCTGACTCGCGTCTGTGATTTCCTTTGTTACTTCGTCGATCGTGATGCTCGTGATTTTGTGTTCGTAGTTCAAACGGTTTACGAGTTGATAAATGAAAACATTAACAGTCGCCGGAGCGATTGTATCCTCATCTATCTCAATTGTGAACCCTACTTTTTTTGTTACTGTTGCCATAATTAAGTGATCGTATATTGGCAGCTCACTGTCATCGATTCGCTCGATGTTTTTACCCATCCGCCGGTGAGTGCGTGTGTGAATAATTGACCGGTGTTTGCCGATCCTGTGCCGTCGATGACTGTTCCAAATTCGTTGTATGTTCCGTTCGTGTCTGTCTTACTGTAGAAGAAGTCGATGAACGATACGTTTGTTGTGTAGCTCGCGCTCGCTACCACCTTGCGGAACACTTCCGTGCCGAGCTGTGTGTCACTGTTTGAAACTGCAGTTGCACTCGAACCGAGTACGCCGTAGTTTATGGTGCCAGTATAGGTTGTTGTCCCGGCCAAGCGTTGCGCTAGTACCGATCGTCCTGCAGTCACTACAATATTCTCCACGACTATTTCGCGCGTCATGAACGCTTTGAATTGCTCGAGGAGGTGCATGTATCGAGCGTGGTGCGCTCTTGGACTCCAAATACTGCGGGCTTCGATGTGCTCTTTGATTTGTTTTTCTAGGTCTTGTGCTTCTTTCGATGACATGTCGTACGTTCGATACGTGTGTATGCCTTTGATTGAAACTTTGTCATTGTGATCGACGTTCTTCATATTTTTATTATATCATTCTAGCTAGTAATTAAAAAATTTCTATCCCCACTCCGATGAATTCCAAACACCTTTTTTTGTCGCGCTCGGCGCCCATTTAAACGGGGGAGTGGTATTCTTTTTGTTGATCGACTCTGCGATGCTGATTGATTCCGATACTGTCTTGACGTTCCCGTTTCGTGTGATCACTTCTGCGATGTTTATTTCTTCCGAGATGACTTCGATGCGGTCGATTTCTTCCGTCTCCAATGTGACCTTTTCTGCCCCTGCCACACTCTGAAGAAAGCTTGATGCGTCGAGGAGTCGCCCTCCAAACCTGACGCTGTACTGGTACTCGATGTTCGTGCCGTCCTCTACCAGTGTCGTCGTTACCTGTTGGATGAGGTAGCCCGTGTCCACGGATATTCCCCAGGTGGGCAAATTGACCGTTACCTGCTGTCCTGGCTTGAAATACGACCCAGACTGCAATAACCCCGTTCTGGTGGTAAAAGTGCCGTTAAACAGGGGATTTGCGTATTCTAGGAGCTCTTTCATTGCACGGTCTCTCGCTTCGCTTTTCGATTTGATTGATGTATCCGTGATTGTGTACTCGTGGAGTCCATCGCCTCCCTCAATCGCCTGCATGGCGAGCACGCTCGACGCGCTTCGTACTTATCGTGACTGGGAA